TCTCCAATGTTTTTGGCCCGATCATGCCATCTTCTGGCACGCCCAGCACCTTTTGCAGCATCTTGGCAGCGCGGCCTGGGCCGGAATTGACCGCCAGATCAAATACCGCCATGTCCAAGCCGGTTGGCAGGTCATCGCCACAGACCTTGTTCCAGTACTTTTTGCGGTACATCGGGCCGACCACTTCAGGGGTCAGCGCACGCATGGACTTTTCGTCCACCTCATGCCCGACCCACTCCTCCCAGACCCGCTTGGTCACGCCAAGGTTGGTCATGCCGCCAGGGTCTTTTGCATGAAAAACATAGCCTCCCTCGTGGTGGAGGACTGCGGCCAAGCACTTGTCAAAGTTATCTTTCATTTCACTGGCCCTGCCTTAGAGAGTAAATCGGTCTTGGCTTGTGAGCCAGCGGATGACCCAAAGTAATAGGCAATGATGCCTGTCCATGCCGTGCCAAGGCTGCCCAGCATCATCAAGATGGCAGGGTTGGCGCTGTCCACTTTGCCAATAAACATCATTACCATGATGCCAAAAAAGCCCACTGTAACCGTACCAGCAAGCACTGGTGGCATCAGGCTGCGGGTGGTGGCCTGCATCTCCCGCGCTGACTTCCTGTCCTCAACCTCCAGCTTTTCAAAGTTAAGGCCAAGCTCTTGCGCTTGCTTTTGAAGTTCAATCTCAGCAATTTTGACCTGAGCAATCTGCTCTGCTGACAGCTTGTTGTTGGAGATCAGGTCGCCCACCTTGTCGGGGTCAACACCAATGGCCTTGGAGATGGCAGACACTGCCATGCCGGCCAGTGGGCCACCCATTGCCGTGGCGATCGTTGGTGCAATTTGTTTTAGCCAATCCATATTTGACATTCCTAGAAGGGGAGTTTAGAAACTAAAAAATTGACGATCTGTTTGGAATCATTGGCTGGCAAGATATAAAGCAAGTCTAGCAACCAATCAATTGCAAGAGCAGCAGCGCAGCACTTGATAAAACGATCAACCCCAAGTCGCCAGTCATTGCCAACATCAAACCACTTGAGTAGACCGAACACATCAACCGCACCTTCTTGTTTTTTGGCAGAAGTCTATAAGTTCGCTCACGCCGAAAACCGCAAAGAACATTACAAAGAAAACAAAGCCTATGGCAAAAGCAATGTCAGTCATCTCATCTGCTTTTTGTTTGGCTTTCTTTTCTTCGGCTTTCAGTGCGCTAATTTCTTTGGCATCATCCCTGTCCATCTCTGCTTGACGGGCCTTAATCCGATTCCACACGGAAATTTTTCCAGTTGTCATAAAAAGCAGTTTTAGCTCTTCTTCAAAAACTTGAGCCTGATCCAGGGCAACCTCGATTTGGAGGGCGATCCCCATGTTCGATCCCTTTTTAGACCGCTTGGCCTCAAGCATCGACTTTCTGGCTACGCTAGTGGCATCAAACAGCTTTGCGACCATCGGAGCTATGCTGCCGAGATCGTTAGCGACCTTCGCCGCCTTCTTGACTAGCGAGATAGCTGAAGTGATACCAGCGAGGGCGCTTACGGGATCGATCATTTCTTCTCCCGCCACTTCAAGCACCACACCAGCAGTCGGTCAGGTGTCCATGTCCACTTGATGCACTCAAAGACAGGCGATTGCGCTGCCGGTGGTGGTGGCGGCAGCGCTTCCATCTCAGCGCCCCTTGAAGTGATCCCAGAAGGCCGCAGTGGCCGCAAACAGGCCACCGAGCCACAGCAGTGGCTTGGCCAGCTTGCTGAGTGTCTCCAGCACCTTGAAAGCCCCTTGGGCCGCAGCGAATGCCGCCGTCACATCCTTGGTGTTCTCGGTCAGGGCATCCACCTTCACCTCGACAGCGACAAGCCTGTCGTAGATTTCTCGGTGGGTGATGTCTTCGGTCATGTCGCATCAGCCGGTAATGGCGTGTTGCCCTCTGCCAGCCATGCAAGGTATTGCTGGTAATCGGTGTTGGCTGGAGCAAAAGGAATACTCCACCCATCAGATCGCAGAACTGCTGTTACTTGTTGTGTTATTGGGTCTTGTAAAAGTTTATAGTTCATCATAACTCCGCTGACAATTGAATAAACGCACCTGTCGAATTGTTTGCACAAATTACATACGGTCTGAATTGAGTAAGCCCACTAGCAACTGCATTTATACCAATAACACTTAAAGAGCCATAAGTAGAACCAATAGACGCAGTTGCAGAAACCGGACCATTAGAATCATCAACAGCAATTGTTGACGATGCCAGAGACGGGTATACCCGCATTTGAACCGGAGGAAAATAACTACCAACAACAGTTGTTGTATTTGCACCGTAACCGAATGCAAAAGTACCTCTGCTGTTCGTAGCATTTAACTGTTGAAAATAGCGTTGTGCTAATTGCATTTCCGTCCCATAAGGCCGGTAATCAAACGATGTGGCTGTGCTGCCTTTTTCAAGCTGTACGCCTGTGACTTGCAGGGTTGCGCCATTGGTAGCAATAAGATTAACCGAGCCGGTTGGTTGCCGCGCCGCCGTAGTAGTCCACACATTTGCAGTGGCTGACCTAGCTGCTGAAGCGCCAAGGCTAAGATTAAGTTGTAATCCATTACCATTTGTTGTCAACCAAGTGCCAGTTGTATCTCCTGCAATAGTTACAGATTTTTGTTCCCATGTATTTGCGGTAGAGATTGTGTAATTAAACGGATACGCCCGATCAAAAGCGCTGTTATTAACAGAGCCGCCGAAAGCCCCAGTCAAACTGGACTTGACCCTAAATGACAGCGTAATAGTTGAGGCTGAAGCAGTTCCAAAACTTAAATCTGCAACATTAAAACCTTCAATTCTCTGTTGAATGCTATAGCTGTCTGTTACCGCCGCATCTGCTGTAGTGACAGTCACTTTCAATGAGTTTGCAAAGCCAGTGGGGGCGTCAGTGACTTGCTGCACGGAAAATACGCCGAGCGTTTCCCTGCCATTAGCTTGCCAGCGGTCTAAGGTATAAGGTGAGTTGTTGCTGCTCGTAATGCTTACACTAGCCCCAGCATTCCTCTGGTCAATCACCATCGCGCCGTTGATGATGCGGTTCTTGAAGCCAAAGTTGCTGGACGCATTGAATACATCAGAGCCGTTGACCCTTGCCGTGACTTCTCCAGTGCCTTTGCCGACCAACTTCATGCCGATGTTGGTATCACCGCCGGATGCCGTCAATGTCGGTGCGCCACCAGTGGCGGCATTGGCCAGTGTCAACTCATTCACGGCAGACGCTGTGGCCGTCACCTTCAGCAACTCATTGCCGTTGGTGTCAATGACATCACCAACTATCTTTAGGCTCTTACCAGAGCCAACATTCAGGCCGACACTTGTACCAGTACCGGCTGCCGCAAAGATCGCATCCACCGAGTCCAGGTCGGTGTTGATCTTCGTCCCCCAGGTGTCTGTCGATGCGCCTACCTCTGGCTTCGTCAGCAGTAGGTTGGTGGTGGTGGTATCTGCCATGCGTTAACTCCTAAATGGATGTCCAAGTCTCTGAATTATCAACGATTGCGACCCAAGTTTCTGCACTGTCGCTGATCGGTGTGTAAGTTTCTGCGCTGTCGGGTATCGCACCCCAGCCAAAGCCAAAGATGATGCCGACAGACCCTGTGGCGCTGTTGCCTGTCAATGCAACAGTGATGGCATTACTGACACTGCCAACTGATCCCGTTGCGCCGTTGCCTGTGATCGCTTGGAAAGTGATGACCTCACTCGGCATCGTCTCCACAGCACCTGTGGCCACATTGCCGGTGATTGCTTTTGTGCTGGTGACACTGACAGTGCCGACAGAGCCGGTGGCCGTGTTGCCGGTGGCGGCAAATACAAGACTCGGGGTAACACTGTCAACTGCCAAAGTCGCCGCATTGCCGGTGACTGCTTGGCTTGATACCGCCAAGACCGAGCCGACAGCACCTGTCGCCGCATTGCCGGTGATGGCAATGGATACAGTCAGCCCGACTGTGCCGACATTGCCTGTGGCAATTGTCCCGTCTTCTTGGACAGATCTATCAGTCAGCAATGTGCCAGCAGCACCAGTCGCCTGGTTGCCGCTGATGACAACATTGCCTATGCCATAAGCACCAAGGCCGTAATAGCCCGTCCCATAAGCAGCCATGCCGCTGCCCCTTTAAGCCAGCCGGATCAGGCCGGTGCTGGCATCATTGACGGGCATGGTCAGCGTGAATGTGCCAGCGGTCACTGTCTGTGAGCCAAAGGTGTGGACGCTGACCGCCTTGTTTGACTGAGTGCTGTTGTAGATCAGGACAGCATCAAACGCTGTCGACAGCGTGACAGCGCTATAGCTGATGCTGGCGCTGGGGGTCACAAAGGCAGTCGTGCCGCTGGTGCTTGGCGCAGTGCCAAAGGTCACTGTGACGCCGCCGGCAGTGTAGCCAGTGCCTGATACCTCATTGGACGCAGAGTAGGCCGTGGTGGCGGCATTGACAGTGGCAGATGCCAAGTACAGCGCAGCCTTGAAGGTGTCGGCAGTCGTTGCTGCACGAATGACGCCAGTGCCAAAGTTGTGATGACCGACAAGCAGTTCACCTTTGAAGCTGGTACAGAGGGCTTGAGTGTTAGCGATGATAGTTCCCTTCTTGGGTTGTACCCAATTCAAGTTTTTGACTTTGCCATTTTTTGCTATTTTTCAAGCAACTCACATGGCTTTGCGTAATTCCAAATTCAGCAGCAATTTCTCTTTGTAGTTTATTTGATTTTCTTATGCATTGAACTTGTTCATCTGTTAATTTTGCTCTTCCGTGACGCTCACCAATGCACATTCTTCCCTTGCTCTTTGCATCTTGCATATTTTCCAGCCTAGTCCCCAGCACCAGGTGGTCGGGGTTTACACAGCTTGGTGTATCGCATTGATGCATTACATCTCTTGTGTCAAGCTGACCATTAAACAGACGATACGAAACCCTGTGAGACAACTCATGCTTAAGTGGAGTCCTAAAATTGCCATATCCATTTTTCATGCGATACGCCGTCCACAACCAGCAACCAGAGTCATGTTTATGTACATGAGACATAAACCTATCAACTTCTGATTGTTTTGGTTTTCCGGCCATGCTTATCCAATCGACTCGGTGATGCCATCAGCAAAAACACTGCGCTTGAGCGCCATGTGGACGGATCGATGCACCAACTCTTCGCCCAGCCAGTACTCGACCCAAGTCGTTGTCTCGGTATCGTTATCCAATGACCCCTCACGCTTTTCAAGCAGTGACTCGTCCATCTCGCCCTTGGTAGTGGTAATCATAT